CTGCATCCACATCAACAACCCATATCTTTGAAGCGTTCTCATCGCCCTGCATTCGTTTGATCTCATTCGCACTTTGTTCTTGCTGTATGTTGTAAGCATCCAAAGGATCTATTGATCCATTTGCCAGCGTCTTAGGCTTAACGCCTTTACGTACAAGGATTCCTGAAGGCAGAAAGTTATGTTTTGCGTTCCGGTGCTTAACGGTTGAAACGCTATCCTCGGTAAGCATATCAGTAATAATCGGATCAAAAGGGCTTATCGGGTACTCGAAATCTCCATCAGCGGTATAGTAAAAGACTTGACCAAGATAATTTTCGGGTCCACCGTCTTTGATAATTTGCTCATGTGCTTTTTTGGGATCATACCTGTTAAAAAATTTTACATCTTCAAGTTTAAACCTCTTACCTGTTAGATTAGTCCAGTCAGGATGTACTGCAATTCGACCGGTATATTCTTTTGCGCTGTTTATCTCGATCCGGCAATGTTCGAAAGGGATGTTAAGGTATTCATAGGGCAATTCCAGCCCGTTATACTTGACCAAAACAGCAAACCCATTGAAGTTTTTAAGGTCTTTACCGCATTTTCTTAGAAGCGAATTAGCCCGCTCACCGTTTGAGTTTAGAATTGTCTGCGCTAAATTAGGATCGTTGAATCCGCCTCCTTCAACGAATTTAGTGTAAATATTCATACAGGTTTTTCCTGTACCGGAACTGTTAATTATCTCCAGAACTTTTTGCGGGTAATCGTTTCCTGACCCATAACCTTTGATGTCTTTTATTAAGAGATAACTGTTCCGCTCAACTCGTGGTGCTGTTTTGGTAGCGGAGACACGCATTATTTTTTAGTTTTACGAGTTTTCTTTTTCCCACGAACAACAACAGCTTTTATTTCGGGTTCCTGTTTTACTTCAGCAACTTCCTCTTTTGCTTCCTCTTTAGCTGGGAAAATTATCTTCTCAGGAACGACAATATTACCGGGCTTAGGAATTATCCGTATCGGAGTCGTTGAATCAGGTGTTATCGGTGCTCCGGGAGGTATCTTCGCAAACAACCGGGCGCAACCAGGATTATTTTTAAGATGCCATTCGGCAAGTGCATTCGTGATATTCTTATTCGTGCATACTTTAGAGCTATCGCTAAAAGCCTGTAACAGAGCTCCCGGCTTAAGCAAATAATCACATCGTTGCATATCGGTAATTTTTAACGGTTTTATTAACGGTTTTCTTGGTGTTAACATATTTTTAAGTTTAAAAAGGGCGGGGTTTAGCCGCCCTAAGTTTTACCATGCATCAGATAAAGCAGCTATAGCTAATCGTGTTGCAGCCAAAGTGCCTCCGACAAATAGAGTTATCGGAATCATTGACTCTTTCAGCTTGTCGTGACAACCAAAAGTCAGAAGCCAACCGCCAAGCATTTCATCGGAGTTAGCATCTCTCTCGGCTGCGATAAGCTCAAGTCCGTAATCCCATCCGAGGACTTCAAAAACAGTCCTTCCAGCTACTTCACCAGTAAGTGCTTTATTGTAGTTATTTTCCTGGATGACAAGAAATCTGCTATCAGATAAGTTCATGATCCAGTCTTTATCTTCAGGAGTATTATCAAAAAGCCTGAAAACAAAACCATGCTCCCAAGTCTTTTGATAAGGTTTCTTGACCATTGACGCTTTATGTTCGTTCGAATAGTTATATCCTTCGATCTTATAAGCAGCCAGTACCGGCGATGCCGTTTTCAAAACAAGCTGTGTCATAAGAAGTGGGTTATCCGAATCAAAAGCGCAATTATCCTTGTCAACATCATCAATGTTAATAAGGTAAGCGACATCCTTAATCCCTGGCACAAGATTAGCACAGTTCTTAAGAATGTCCGCTACTATTTTATGGCAACCTTGTGACATATTTTTATTTTTATATTCCTACCTGTACTAACCTGTCATCAAATATCTTTACATCGAATGCATCTACTGCCTCGATCCTGTTCACCCTACTACGTTGATCGTAGAACGAGTTGATATTATCAAACAGACCTGTACATGGAGTACCGATGTTGAGGTTCGATTTGGTCGTGTAAACTACCCGATGAGGGTTGTTGTATCTCGTACCGTCATCTTCATAAGCCATAATCCACTGATCCCATAGAGGTAACGAATAGATAGGTATTCCGTCCCATGTGCCAAACTCAATTCCATTGATCATGAGTTCGGTTTTGAATGCTACTCCAAGAGCTTGTAACTGCCTTCTTAACCTGATCATAATCGAATTGGTCACGAGTAACAGCCTGTCCGGTTGTGCCTTTAGTTCAGGAAGTGCTGCATCAATAACCGCGTTAACGTTTGCATAAGCTAAGGCGTTGGTTAATACAGTACCTTGCAAAGCATAGGTTAATTGGTTATTCCCTGCTATTGCGGTAAGCCTTGCCGGTGTTGCAGCATAGATAACAGCCAGTTGCTGGAAGAATCCGTTTATAATATTGAAATAAGCAACATCAACTCCATTGGTTATCACACCACCAGCGTTCACGTTGGCAGCGTTCTGATCGCCAAACCAAGCATGCCGGAAAATCATGTTCTTGATATCCACTTCGAGGATATTCAGGATGAATGCGAAGATGTCCGTTTTTGTAAGATCATAAAGTTCAATTCCGCATTTAAGAGAAAATCTCATTAAGCTATCCATGAGTTCATCCACGCATTGATCAACGATTATCTCGATGTATTTCGGCTCCCATGTCTTCTCGATAGCCGCAACGGTTATACAATCAGGGTCTGGATTACATCCCTGGGCTGCCTTCCCGACAAGTCCGAAAGTGCCTGGGATTATCCCAATACGTTTGTCATTTTTTATGCCAGTCCAGAAAGTATGAAACTGCGCCATTTCAGGAGCCTTTAGAACGGCTGTAACGACTAACTCATTTAGCGACCTGAGTTCATCAGGGGTAAAATGCAGTAAGTCGAGGTCGATAATTTTTCCACAAATAGGTGATGCCATTGTTATTCAGTTTTAAATTTAGTTTTTTCACGTAATTCTTTTACCCTTTCGAGGTCAATAATACCTTTATTGGTGTTATCAACATTGCTCCTGCCAGCAGGTTTCCAAGTGTTTTTAAGAGCTTTTAACTCGGTCGCAATTGCGACTATCTCAGCCTCTTTCCTTTCATAAGCTACTTTAGCCTCTGATGCTTCGGTCTTTTCTTTTTCAGCATCGGCGATTTGTGCTTCGAGGGCTGCGATCTTTTCTTTTGCCTGGTCGAGTTCGCTTTTTTCCGGCTCTGTAATTTCCTTAACAGCTCCATCGGCAATGACAATGGTCTGACCCGATGCCATTACGAAAGTCCCATCAGGAGAAGCCTTGTCACCCACTGCGGGAGCACCGGATTCTTTTTCCAGTTTAAATTCCTTGCCATCCTTATCAGTCATTGTCTGATCTTTGGATGTAAGACGAGAAAAGTTTGCTATTTTTGCAAGGATAGCATCCAGCTTTTCCCCGAACGTTTTTACTTCTTTGTCATTCATATTAATTAATTTAGGTTTCATATATGCATAAGCCTTTACCGGCTCGATAATTTTAGTCGCAAAGCCCAAAGACAACATATCTTCGGCTGATAACTTAGTATCTTCCTTCATGTACCCTCTGAGCTTTTCCTTATCCGTCCCTGTTTTTTCAGCATAGAAAGACAAAATCTTTTCTTCCTCCTGCTCCAGTCCTTCTGTTACCTTTTTAAGTTCCTCTGCATTATAGGAATCGGCAAGCGTATAAGGCGGGATGAAAGGATTATGAATAAGCCCATCAGCGTTTTTCATCATTTCCCTTTCTTCACCTGCTAAGAAGATTATCGTAGCAATAGAATAAACTTTGCCCTCACCGATAGTTTTTATTTTCTTACCTGAATTTGTAAGCAAATCATGAATCGCCCATCCCTCCTGAACATCGCCTCCACGTGAATTAATCTTCACAATGAGATTCGATTCTTTATGTTCGTCCAGAAATTCGGAAATGGTTTTTGCGGAGATCATTTCATCACCTGCTCCCATCAATGTCAGCATAGGATCTTGAATACCAATATCACCGTAAATTTTTAGTATAGCCGTATCAGGCATGATTGAATAATTTAAAGTGTAAAGGTAGAGAGGAATAAAAAAAAGTTACTGAACTAATTATGTCAGTAAACTTATTAGTGTTTATGGGTGTTACAAGAGGAAATAAAAAAACCCCTGAAAATTCAGGGGTTTCATTCGCTTAAAAGTTTTGGATTTCTTCAATGTTTTGGCTCGCTTAGGATTTATGGGTTTCTTATGGACTTTGGCTCACTTCTGACTTTTGGATTTCTTATTTACAATGGTTCACTTCCAGCGTTTGGATTTCTTAGAGCGACTGGTTCGCTTCAACAAAGTGGATTTCTTGAAGATCATGGCTCGCTTATAGGGCTTGGATTTCTTTTAAGTAATGGCTCGCTTTCTCATTTTGGATTTCTTTCGTACAATGGCTCGCTTGAAACCAATGGGTTTCTTGAATATGTTGGCTCGCTTACGAATCCTGGTTTTCTTTCGCACATTGGCTTATTTTAAAATGCAATCAAATATATAAAATATTTTTATAATAATCAAATATTTTTAAGGATTCCTGCACCATGAACAATTATTTTTTTTCCCTTTTCTGCAAGTGCAAATTTTAAGTTACGGAAATGCAATTTTATCCTATCGCACATATTCTGGTCAAGATGCGGATGGTTAATAAGATCAACACCGAAAACATGAATCTCATCTGCATTATAAAATTTGTAAGCAACTCCGCAAGCTACAAAAGGACTGCAAAGGGACTTGTTTATATATTCGGAATCCAGGTTGCAAGTTCTTATCGGGTAATATGGAGCAAGTTTGATAAGTTTGAAATCCGGTCGTATATCCCAGTTTATTATTTGGCTGTAAAAAGCCTGAGGTTTGCAACTGTCAATTGTCATTAACCGCTCAGGCTTAAAAACTCTCCTGTGATCCAGACAAACAACTACCTCACTTTCATAATATCGCCAAATATCATTAACGCCAATTGCTAAATCAAACAGCGAAGGATTAAATAAATTAAGACTTTCGCCCAAGCCCAAAATAGCTATTTTAACCATTTAATTCCTTTTCTATTTGGAGGTTTAATCCCTAATCGTTTATTTGTTTCTGAATGTTTATTCCGTGTTTCAATAGATTTCTTTTTCCCTCGCAATGCTTCACTTATTTTTCTTTTATGTTCTGAAGATTGTTTTATACCTAAACTATTTTTATTACCTATTAATGAAATACTTCTTTTTTTATTTGATTCAATAGAATTTTTCATTCCTAATCTATTTTTCTTACCAATACTATTTTTTCTAATTTTATCAATTGTTTCTTTAGAACATTTCCTACCTAAATGATTCCCTGCATTTGGACAAATATTAAATAAAGGTTTATAAGCATCAATAAAGAATTGTTCATTTTTTATTAAATCTTCTTTTTTGCAACCAAGCAGAATAGTAAATTGTAAATCAGTTTTATCATATTTATTATAATGATTTTGGAGTTTTATATTTGGATGTTTATTTAATGATAATTGTCTTAAATGCCGCCTTTTCCTATATTTAATATTTACTGACGATCCAATATAACATTTTTCAGGTTTTTCTTTTGATTGAATTTTATATATCCCAGATATTTTCATATTACAAATATACGAAAAATACTGCTATCTTTCCCATCCTGGTTCAATTTCAGGTAGATGTTTTTTCACCCTAACATCCCTTGTTCCCCTCGTATCGTGTTTTATAAATTCACGTGGTTGCCCTTCCCAGACCCAGCCCTTGCCGGATGAATGCCCAAGCCCTGGAAATTCTTTAATAATTTTAGAAGTTAACCCCTGATTATGTATATCAAGAGCGGATTTAAACCACGGAGCCCCATGGTGAACAAAAGGCGCAAACTTGAAATAATTAGCCACGTTGACCAAAGCGAAATAAGGATGAAGCATGTACATATATCCCTGCGTTTTATGGTGCGATTTAGAACCGTATTCAAAACCGTCAAAGCCTGTTTTCTCAGTATAGCCCACACCGTAGGTATCTTCGCTCATCATGTTAAGCATAGCTTCAACAGGACTTTTCAACATGACAATATCCGAATCGAATATCAAAGCGAATTTAGTCTTTACTAATTTCATCCCCTCAGCTAAACCCCTTCCATGCCCGATATTGTAACCGCATACGCCAACGGTTGTAAACTCAGATGAAAGGCTTACTACATACGAATAGCATTCATCTGAAGGGTCTGAGCCATCAATAATAATCATCTGCATTTCAGGATGGAACCTTCTTATTGATTCAACGGCTTCTGTTAATAAGCGTACGGTGTTGTGACTCACGGTTAAGGCCGTAATATCGTTCATAGAGTTTTGCATCTTCACCAATTAAAGATTTTAAGTAATTCATTCCAATATCTTCTCGCATGCTCATCATTCGTGAATGTCCCGCACCTATCCCTGCACGTCCTGGCATCCCCTTCATACCCACTGCCAGATCATCTTCTTTGAACATAATTCTGTTCGGGACCAGTGACCATAAAACGCAATCAATAAATTTATGTTCAAAACTCTGCTCTAACTCTGGGATTGCGTTATAAGTGAAACCGGTCTGGAATAAACTTGCATGTACAGTGTTTGCGTTTATTAAATATCTTCGTGAATGGACATTGTAATAAATGGTGTTCATCTCACCGCACAGATCAAATCCTTTGAGTCGTGCAACCATTCTTTCAAGATAATGCGGTTTATAATAATCATCGTCTTCAATAATGAAAATCCCTTCAATATCTTCTCTTTTTACTTTTGAAAGTATGGCATTCATCCCAGCCGCAAGGTTGCGGGCTTGTGTGTTCTGTCCGGGATACCATGAAGGTACAGGATAAACCCTTACTATCTCCCATCCTTCCCGAAATGGAGTAATCCAATCTATCGTGTGAGGTATAGCATCGTCAACGATAACCCATAATACTTGCCCGGTATAAGTCTGTCGGCTCATGAATTGAACGCACATAGCGATCTGCTCCGATCGTGCGCCGGTAGGTGTTAGAAGTATAATCATTTTCTGTATATTATTAAAACATCATCATATTTACCTGAAATTTTCCTGCAATCCATGATCTCAAAAGAAATTCCAAGCTTCTCAAATTCCTTCCTTTCATTATCAATGTCCTGGATATCTTCAATTATTAGTAACCCACTTCTCATTATCGGATAAACAGTTTTTATGAAATGGATCATATTATTGACTTCATGTAATCCGTCATGAATTGCAATGTCTGGAATGAAATCTTTAAAATATTCGGGCGTTAAGGTCATTGAATCTTTAAACTCCATCTGCACCCTGTCAGAGAATTTAAACTCAGTTTCAATATTAAGCGCAATCGCTTCCTGTTTGAATGGAAAAGTGTTATCAATGTCTATGGATTTTATGTTTACCTGGGTAAAATATAGCTCCCATAATTTGGCACTTCCTCCATATTGAAACCCGACTTCAAAAAGATTAATTTTTTGATATCTATATGGAGCGAAAAGTATATCATAAATAGATAAATAACTGTGCAAAACTCCTTTATCGGTAAGGAATTTACCGTTCTGAATATTCAAATCAATTAATGCTTTCTCATAATTATATCGTGGATAAGGTTTTGAATAATGTGATTCGGCTTTATTAAACGCTTCAATATCATTCATCCTTGAATTATGAAACTCAAAGACTTTTGCATTCGGATTTGTTCCTATCCAAAATTCCCTGCAATATCGCCAAGCAGAAGTTAAATAATCGTGATTAAGCGTATTGATATAGCTGCATTTTGCCCACCACATACCACCGGAAAAATGAGGGTAATCACCATAAACGGTTATATGATTCCATAGCACACCACAAGCATCATAACCCTCGTCTAATTTCTGAATACAGTTTCGCCAATTCTCTACAACGAAATACTCCATGTACTTGCGCCAATCTTCGGTGGCTTCGTTGTAAGTCGTTATCCCTTTGGTGTGAAAATACAAAACATAATCTTCGGGATTCTTTTCTGAATATCTCTGAATCCATTGCAGTGTTTCGGCTTCTTCTTTGTTCTGGGCATAATCAACTAATATTACTTTATCCTTAGCGAATTGCCAGAAGTTTTTAATCCAGTTAAGCCCCTCTTGCAGCGAATGTGGATTGACATTGTTAACGCCAATATATATCTTATCTACATTATCGTATAACCCGCTCGATAAGATTTTATGAAATTGATCGGTCAGCATCGGGATGTAATTTTCCTTATACAAATAAGCGTGGAAGGCGATAACTTTCTTCATGGTTTTTGGTATAGTTCTTCAAAATAAGCACTGTCATTCCTTAAAACAAAAGGTTTGCGGTAAATCAAAGTTCTGTATTTTGGAGCAAGATCAAAGACTCTGAAATTATAATTTTCCCTGTTGATACTTAGTAGTAAAGGCACTTCACTATTAATGTATTTGATTGCTTCCTCAATTTTCATTTCCGGTAAGCTGTCCATATTAATCATTATATCCCATCTGTCTTTGTAGTTTTCGAAATCAGTTGAATGCAGTAGCTTTAAAGCATTTTTGTAATTCAATGAGAACGGATTTTGAACCTCTCCTGATAATATCATTTCTCTTTCAGGGAGATTTTTATACAAAAAATATGTTTGTGCTAATGAAGGATAAGCCAGGTCAATAGTCGTATAATCTTTGTATCCGGCTTTGTCTAAGAAATATCCGAGCAGTCCAAGCCCCGCTCCGATCTCAATTATGCTACTATTCCTGTCAGGACATAATTCAATGATCTTTTTCATGACCCACAAATAATGAATATGTCTATCACTTAAGATTCCTTTGTTGGTCATCACAACTTTCCTGCCACCAACAAACGTAGGAAGATTAATCCTGAATCCAAGTTTCTCTTCTATGTCAGACAAATCTTCTTTTGCTCCCAGTGATTCAGATAATTTTTTAAGTGAATACCTGCACCTTAAATCGTGATCTTCGTCTGTATTGCCAATATAGCTTCCTCCGAAAAATCCGAAGCATAAATTATTATCAGCCATATTTTCTAAGTTCTCAACAGTGATAGGAACTTGCTGATTATGAGCCAAGCACCAATCCCAAGTAGCTTCTCTGTTTTCCAATGGCAAATTCCTTTGAAAAATTTTTGTTATTCTATCTATCATAATATTTTAATATTTGGAAACATAACTATAAACTTCCCTGAATATTCGTCTTTCAACGACTCAATAATATAATCCTTAAAATTGTGTGCTAAAATAATCAGATAATCAATTTTGTTCTTTTTAAGAACTTCCCTGCTAACTACTTCAAGCCCTGTACCTGGAACGAATTTTCCCTGTTTGAATGGAGTGTCATCAATAATGAATTTTATTAACTTGTAATCTATTTCACATGTGTTTAGAAATACACAACCTTTAGCTGCTGCACCAAAACAGGCAATTGAACTTCCTTTGTTAACTAAGTTATTAACAAACTGCTTATAAGTGCTTATCTTCTCCATCGTAATTTTTCCCCAGCGAAGGCAATATTCAGCTGTTAATGTTTTCTCTAAATTAAGAAACGATAAAATCGTACTATCAGGCTGACTTATTGAAGATTTTTTGACGCTCAAAACTCTTAAAGTACCTGCATGCATATCATGATAACTCACATTAATAACTTTCATCCCTTCCTGGTCTAATAGATCAATGATATTCTTAAGACAATAATAATAAACATGCTCATGATATACCTGGTCGTAGTTGTCATTTGCCAGCGTAGTAAGAATGTAAGGAAATTCCAAGCACCAAACGCCCTCAGCTGATAGATTCCTTTCAATACCTCGTACGAATGACCGGATGGGTTCGGTGTGTTGAAAAACATTTGTCGAAGTAATTAGCCTTGCTTTATAGGGTAATTGAGTATCTTCGCAAAAATATTCATTCAAATAATCAATTTTAGCTTCTTTGTTTACTTCAAAAAAACTTCTACTGCAATCGACATTAACATAAAACAGATTCCTGTTTTCCTTCCTGAACTCAATCAGTAAACTACCATCATTACCGCCAACATCAACAACCAGATCGTTATCCTTAAAATCAATTCTCCTGGACAAATATTCATACATTTTTGAGCAGTGATCCAGATATGGTTTATTAACTCCTGACCTATATAAATAATTCAGAAACATGGAATCCTTATTAATATATTCGGTCAAACAAGTCAATTTACTCTCTTTAAAAAACTGAATTGCAAGCGGGAATTTTTTTGCGTTCAAGGATTCGTCCTTGGTATTGCACAAGTTGTTAACAAGCGGAATATTCCCAAGATTAAGATATTCAATTCTATCCTCAGTATTGCTTATCGGGCATTTTGTTATTTTCATAAGTCGGGTGAATAAAGATGTACTGCTCTTGTTACATTTTTGTTTATAAGCGAAAAAAACAGGTCCTGGTTTATATGGATTTTTTCTAACTGCGCTGAAGTATTATCTGGATGCCATTGATGAAACACGAAAGGTTTTTCAGGTAGTTCTTTTTTAAGCCCAATATTCTTTATCAATTCAAGAAAAAAGTTATCGTCAAACCAAACACCATTACAAAATCGTTCATCGAAACCATTTAGTCTTATCAGATTTTTTGTTGTTATCGCGGAACAAAATTGATAATAAAAAGGTCTGTATATAGGATGGTTATACCATGCACTTTCACCGTTATAAGTCATGCACTTGTTTTTTATCACAACTGTTTCCGGCTCCTCACCCTCTCCCAGCGAATAACAGGCAAAAGAAATATAAGTCTCATCGGTAACTTTTTTTGCATAGCTTATAATATCGCCCACGTGATAACATTCTGAGTGTTGCATGATTATTATTTCAGGTTTAAGTTTTACCGCATAACAAAATCCTATATTATGAGCAGCCAGATAATGCCAACCTGCAGGAAGATTAATTATATGGACATTGAAAGTTAATTGAGGTAAGACAATTTCCTGATTACTGTTATTATTCACTATCACGACATCAAAATCTTTAGATTTGGAATTCTCAAAAGACCTCAATGTTTTCAGTAACTGATTCCATCTATTCCAGTATGTCATTACGATTACCATAATGTTATCCCTTCAATTTTTGCCCTGGTTCCGTTCCATAGATGAATAAAATATTTACAACTTTGATATTTTTTAAAATAACTGTTTTCAAGATCATTATTAATCCAGGATTCATGCTGCAAAATATTCAGGCCCCTGGAATGGATGTACTTCATAGTGTCAATCATAGGTGCTCCATGTTTGATAGGTAACGGATATTTCAAAGCAACTTCCCGATTGATTAAAGTAAAAGAAGGATGAAGATATTTTATTCCTTTAAGCTGGCTCACTCCATCCCTGTCAATTGTGCTTACATCTCCTATCCCATAATTTCCAATTCTTAATTTGCCCTGAAGATCATCTAAAAACCCTCCTCTTAAAATTCGTATATCCGAATCAATCAAAAGAATCTGTTCTGTCTTTATCTGTTTGATCCCATAAGCCATGCCCCCTCCGTGATGAACATTGTTATTGAAATGATGAATTTCAATTTTGAATCTATCTGAAAAAGATAAAATCTTTTCATATTCATCGGGACTTGACCCATCCACAACAAAGAAAGGAATATCATAATATCTTCGAAAAGAAGCCAAAAGAGTTTCCAAAAGGTCTGGAGTATTAAAGTTAATTGTAAGTGCAGTTATCATATTCAAAAATCCATTAATCCAGGTGCATGACAAACATAATACTGAGGAGTCGGAATTTTAATCCCAGGTACTTTATTAAATAAATAGTTTTCGATCAATGCCCAGTCATGACCGTATCCATCAGTCCAGACTACTCCAACGCTTTTTTTATGTGCAATACAACTCGTACCAATCTGACAGGGTATAGGACTTATATTTCTTTCCAAAACATTAAAGGCAATATTCACAATTAGATAATCATTATAATAAACCCAATCGTATTTGGATGTATCAAAATACTGGTCTATTACTAATAAGTGTTTAGTCCCGAATAAGTCATCATGATCGAGATAACAGATGATCTCCCCCTCTGCAAGTTCTATTCCTGTTTGCCGGACACTACCACCGAACAATACCTGTTTCTCTAATAGTTTGAATTTTATGTTTGGTACGTGGCTGAAATTCTCTATATATAGCTGTTCTGCTAATTTGCTTCCATCGGACACTATTACAAGTTCACAATCTTTAAATTCCTGGGTAACAAAACTACCCACTGAGCGCATGAATTTCTTTTCTGCATTAATATTCGAGTTGGAATAATAAGCATCTAAACAGACCGGCATAACTACTGAGATCATATTTCACTCTCCATATCTTTTTTTATTCTGAATATTTGTGTTTCTGATATTTTAAAATCGTCCCCTGCGTTAATAGCTGCATCTGAAATTGGGTTATTTAATTTCCTGTAATAGTCAAACCGGCAATAAATCTCCCAATGTCGGATAACAGTATATGATACAATCCCGAGTTTCACATCTAATTTGATGTGATCTATATTCCTGTTTATATATTCGTATTTTGTCAAATCGTTGCCCTCATATTAACTTTTTTTACCTCGCTTATCTTAACGTTTATATCTTCGACTGTCACAATTGGAGGCGGTAAATTTCCAACTGCATCTGCAATATCCTGAGCAGTTAATGACATCTGTTGAGGTATAGCATTAAGTTGCGATTGCGTTAATTGTGGCTGTGTGAAAATCGTTGACCCTACTGGTGTTGCTGCTGTCCGGTATATTACCGTATTAGCCCCGCTTGAAGGTGCTGAACTCGCTCCCGATGTTTTTACTGCCAAGATATTTTTTACCTGTACCAATCCGGCTGCGATAACTGCTGCCATCGCTGCAAACCTGAGGAAAGGCGTTGAACCAACAGGAAGATCAGCCATAGCTTTTACGCCTGCTAAGTAAGTGTTAATAGTTGCCTGTGCTACTGCTGCTAATTTAGAAGCAACCGTATTTTCCTCGAATAGTCCTGAGATCGCACCGGCAAAATCAGAAGCTATCTGATATTTCATATAGTGCAAATCTTTTTCAATCTGTATTTTATCCTCGGCTAATTGTTTTTCTTTTTTTAATTGTTCAGCGTTATATTTGTCAGTCCTTTCATCCTGAGCGATCCTTTCATTAACCTCGTCAATAAGAGCCTGAGTGATTACATCCAGTCCGTCCTCAATTTCTTTTCGATATTCTTCCTCTCTTTTTAATCTATCACGATGAAATTGCAATTCTGCTTTATTTATTTCCTCAACTGATTTTTTTGTTGATGTTTCATTTTTTTTATTCGTTTCTTCATATAAACCCGATAATCTTGAAATGCTTCTTTTTAAGCCTTTATCTCTTGTGTCAATCAATTCAAATTCTTTCACATAAAGTTCTTCCAATTTCCGATGTTGATCATCATTCATCTGATTACGTGCAGTAGCAAGATTCTTATCAATTTTCAGCATCATTGCAGCCGTCTTGTCATCAGCCTGAATAAAATGATTAAGTAATTTTTCGTCAATATCATATTTTGCTGCGACATTTTTTAACTCCTCCTGATAAGCGGTTTTTGCAAAACCTATTCGTTTTTCATATAGAGTTTTTTCTATTTCAATTGAACTTTCCAAAGCTTTAATCCGTTCTTCATCTGTCTTTAGACTATCCATAGAAATCAATTGCAAGGCTGCTATACGTGCTTCCATCTGTTTTTCTTCGGAAATGAAATTTATCTGCGCATCATTTAATTTATCTAAAGCTTGTTGATAATCATAAGCTGCCCTTGCTGCATTTTTAAAATGCTTGACAATATCCCCTTCATATTTCCCCATCTGACTAATGAATTGAAAATAAACACTTATACCAGATTTCAACTGTTCCATCCTCGATTGCAATTCTGTTGCTCCAGTATCAGTAGCTTTCAATGCTTTAGCCAACGAATATAATGCAGCTGTTATTGCTACTAAGACAAGTACGATAGGACTTGCGATTAATGCAAGAAAAGCTTTTCCTAATGTCTGCACACTCATTGCTGCCCTGCCTAATGGACCTGGCAACATATTTATATTCCCCAAAGCTCCTTTAATGCTCTCACTATATCGTCCTACATTTGTCCTCCCATCATTCAAAGCCAAATCATAATCTATGATAGATTGTTTAGTCGCAGCAATTCGATTACGTTGTTCAATATATAATGGATTGAGTTCACGTACACCTTTTGCATTGATAATATATGCATGTGATAATTTGCCTAATTCCTGTTCTTGTAATCTCAATATTTCGCTTAATTGCTTCCGGCTTCCTGTTTCTGATTTGTTCGCTGCTGTTTGCAGATCAACCATTTTCTTCGCCTGGTTGTATTCTTTCTGAGCATTCCTTAATGCAGCATTATTTTTTTCTATCTCTGAAGCTGAAGCAGTACCCGACTCTGTCAATTTCTTATTCGTTTCTTTGAGTTCATCGACACGCTTTTTTGCTTCGGCTGCCTCATCTGAATATTTTTTCAGATTCGACTCAACATTTACCAGATAGGTTTTCTTCTCGTCCATTATAATTTTATTAAATCAATAGTACACAATTTACCAGCCACATAGTTGTTTATTTTATTAACGTAAAAGTACGCTTTATATTGATTCAAATAAATAGGAATGTAATGTTTTAACCCAGCGACCTCGTAAACAGGAAGATTGAATCGTGCTCTCCTTAGATTAGTCTTAGTTAATAACCGTGAAAGTCCTACGTAATTAGTTACCAGATTTGAAAATGAAACCTCAATAGACGAGGCCTTGTAAGGAGCAACAACATCATTATTGACATAGGGCAATTCAACGGCCGTACGAAAAGTTAAAGTCTTGGTGTTCGGGATTTGAGAAACAAAAACTATCCGGGGATCAATAGAATTAACCTGATCGTAAATATCAGTTGCAGGATCGTATTCATTAAACGCAATTCGTGAAACATTAATATCGGTGAGAATAATCACCTCATCACAAGTCGAGATAGGAAGTTCAATGACATCTTTATTCTTCGGCAAGGTCTCATCATCAATCTGCATTATTCCCCTGCCATTATCTTTTATCACATCGTCTGAATCCTCATAACGCATATAGTTGTTTTGTGCATATTCGCCAAATTTGAACTCTGTTTCATCATCACGCTCTGATAAATAATTACTCCAATCTCTTGCAATAGGAATGTTATCATAAAGTAATAGATAATTCCAAAAGAATATTTTCCTGTCTCGTGGATTAACCTCAGCGATAAGCCCGAACATATTACAGATTATCTTTATGAAATCTGTTTGTGAAATATCAGGCAAATTTACTGCCGGTGTTACCGGAGAAGAGTAACCAATTTTTGCATCAGTGATCTCAATTATTGAAATAGAATAATACGTATATACCCGGGTTGGCCAATTATTAATAGTCCAAATTGTTAAATCGTCAAGAACTGTTGCATCATAATTAATCTCAAAGACATAAAGTCCCGCATAGTATGCTACTAATGTGAAAGTACCTACATTGATCCCATTGCAATACAAAGCAATTGTGGGTATGTCAGGCCAAACAATTACATTAACAATTATTCTATATTTTGCCGTGAACCGAACTGTATAATGTCCTGTTGCAAATAAAGCATCTCCATTAATGACAGTCCCACCGGGTAACATTTGATTCACGTTGAATGTTCGTGATCCTCCCCACCATAATGAATATAAATAATCTTTGGTGTTAGTAGTTTTTAAATTTGCTATCGGGATAAAGAGTTTAAGGAAAACCGGATTAGTCAGAATATCCCCTGTACAAATATATCCTGCATTGGAAAATATCTCATCCCATATAGCTTTTACTTTTATGAAAGGCCATATCCAACCCCCATACATTGAAACAGCGTTACCGGTATCAGTTAATTCTGCCATTTTCGCATCGTCAGAAGCTTCACATAAAGGATAAATATAATTAAGTGGTGCTGCGTGACTCGCTGCCTGTGTTGCTGCGTTCCAGGTATGATTAGTCGAAGCCAAAACAAGATCAGTAATTTTAAGACTTTCAATTGACTTGAAGAAATTAGAATTACCTGATAGTATAGAAACATAATAATATTGATCGTCAACTTTATCTAAAATCAAAAATCCCCCGGTGATCATTTCAATATTATCCTGAATCAATTTGCAGCTTTTTTCCTCAAAAGGAAATGCTGTACTTGCTCCCACCTCACCCGATAATTCAAAAAGAGCCCTCATTGCCCTTGTTTTCCTTACCTTGAACGTTGCGGTGAAATCGCTCTGCCTGTCCTGCATCTCCGCAATATCATTCACCTGCTTATTGACAGGTACTATTTCGTCGTCGTCCATATCGCATAGATCATCTTCAAGATATAATTTGAGTGACTTCTGATAAACGGCCGGTGTATTAGGTAACTCATTTCGTGTAATCTCAAAATCCAGAATATAACCGGGAGCGTTTTCATCCTTAATAACGTGGCTTCCTCTTGTAATATCCACTTCGTACCATATACCCCCTTCGTATTGTTCGACTTTCTCAGCTAATAACAATCCGTTGAATCCTTCTATGTTTTCAGGTGCGATTCCTTCAAGTATTATCTGATAAGAATATTCGGCTTTTAATCGGGTTGGTCTTTCGGTCTTTGAAATTCTGGAAAATAATCTTGTGGTCATTACATCCATATTTTCCGACTGCATGGAAATATCATAACCATTTGTGAAATTGAAATAATGCCAACCGTTAAAATACCAGCGCAAATAGACTTGTGCTGTGCATCTGGAGATCAATATTTTAAGTTCAGAAATCATTCAGATAAGTATAAACCCTATTAAAAACCATAGCAAAAAATATCCCTGCTGAAACAAAAAACAGTAATTCGACAAGATGAAATTCTTTTGTGAACAAATAATACCAAAGACATACCTGACCGGTGAAGCATTGATAGCATTTTCCTAAAGGCCAACTTAGATAATCCGGCAAAAAATCTAATAATGCTCCATAATAAGCAAATAACATTTTCGGTTTTGTCAACGCATAAAACATATAAGCTATTAATGATATTTTAAAAATTTCTATCATGTATGAAAATCATTACATAATTTGGCTGCACTATCTATATGACCTGCCTGTGCAATAATTTCATTAGTATTATTTTGCCCCTCTCCAATAGCTGCCAATGTAGTGCCTATCAACAATAATACATTGCTCCATATATATCCTGCACTTTGATCAGATGGGGCAGCTTCATAATATGTTGTTCCATCTATATGAAATATCAAACCTCCTGCCGGACCTATATCACGTAAATTATACATTCCTGCTGTTGCCATAAACGACCGATAAGCACGAACATGTAGTAAATCACTTTTAAGTGGATTAGTAAACAGCGCAGTCCCGAAATTTAATGACATAGCCCTTGTTGCAGTGCTTTCTGTCGAACTCCAGTAACCTACATTGGCGAATCCTCCTACAGCAAAAAGATGTAGGTTATCATACATTTTTTGCTGTTCACCCTGAGATGGTAAAAACCAAATATTAAGTGCTGATGAATCTTTTATTAACCGAACACTATAATAATAATCCTTCGTTAAAATACTCAAGGCGTTATTAATCTGAATATCATCTGTTAGATAATCGAACCTCGCACCATAGAAAGTATCTTCATCGACCTCGTCTTGAGTTAAAAGATAACTATAATAAAGTAAAGAAAGAAAATCTGTTGCAGTTGCAAATCCTGCTCCCCTGAATGCCAGTCCACTTGCATTGTCAGCTCCAGTATTCGGAGCCAACCAATGGCTCAAACCTATCTCTTTTAATTTGCCTCCAGCTACTCCTTCACCACCAAGATAATTTGCAAGGGTCTGCCACTCCGCCAATGTAGGTACCTTCCAACCT